ACTGAACATCGTCGAGCAGGAACTGGGGGACGGCGTTCCCTCATTGAACATTGGCTACTTTTCTTTCACCAAGAAGGCGGCCAACGAAGCACGGGACCGCGCCATCGCCAAATTCCCATCGCTCAATCCAGACCTTGACTTCCCTTGGTTTCGCACGTTGCACAGCTTGGCTTACCGCTGCCTTGGCATCGGTACCAAGGACATGATGACGCCAGAGGACTACAAGGCCTTTGCCAAAGAAGCCGGCATTGAGTTGTCTATTGAAAACGGTGACGAGGAGTTCATGGTCAAGGTAGACAACCCCATCCTGAACGAGATCAACATCGCACGGATCAAGGGCCTGGATTTGCGCACGCACTACAACCAAAGCAGCATGGAGATTGAGTGGTTTCACTTTGAGTATGTCGAGCGCGCTTATCGTCACTACAAACAAAGCCGGGCGCTCTTGGACTTCACTGACCTGCTCGAGCAGATCGTGCATCAGCCAGAAAGGTTGCCTGCACTGGACGCATTGATCATCGATGAAGCACAAGACCTGTCTCGCTTGCAGTGGGACCTGGTGACAGAGTTGGCCAAGAGGTCAAAGCGTTCTTTTTTAGCCGGGGATGATGACCAGGCCGTCTACAACTGGGCAGGGGCCGACGTCGATAGTTTTCTAAACTTTAACGGCGCAATCACCATCCTCGATCAATCGTACCGCGTGCCTGCCAAAATCCACGCGATTGCAAATACCATTGTGCATCGCATCAAAAAGCGCCAGCCAAAGGTTTGGAAAGCCCGCGAAGAAGAGGGCCACATCCATTACTACAACGACTTCTCCCATGTGGACATCACCCACGGCAACTGGCTAATTCTTGCCAGCACCAACTACATGCTCTCTGAGATGCATACGTGGATCAAGAGCCAGGGCTTGCTGTTTGAGCGCCACGGACAACGGAGCATCTCCGAAGGCATCTTGTCGGCCGTCTTGGGCTGGGAGAACCTGCGACGCGGCAAGGAATTGCCGTTTCCTGTTGTGAAGAACGTCTACAAGTATTTGGGCTCCGACTTCATCAAGCACGGGTACAAAGGCTTACGGCTCGCGGACCCCAACGGCGTGTACAGCATGGAACGATTGAAACAAGAACAAGGGCTCTTGGCCCCAGACATCATCTGGCATGAGGCACTTCTGAAGATTGGTGAAGACAAGCGTGACTACATCATCGCCCTCTTGCGACGCGGCACAAAGCTCACGGGCAACATCCCCATCAAGCTGTCCACGATCCACGGAGCCAAAGGCGGCGAAGCGGACAACGTGCTACTGCTCGGGGACCTTTCCACGCGCTTTGCCAAGGAATACGAGCGCAACTCAGACGACGTGAATCGATTGTTGTATGTGGGCATCACGCGCGCCAAACAATCATTGCATTACGTGCTTCCAAAGAATGAACTGAAGGGATTTCGCCTGTGAAAACCATGCCACTGTTTCCAACACTCACGGAGTGGGTGCCACCGGAGACTTTCCCCAACCTGTCCACCGCCAAGGAGATTGCAATTGACCTCGAAACTTGTGACCCTAATATGGAATCTTTTGGGCCGGGATGGCCCCGCAACGACGGCTTCATTGCTGGTTATGCTGTGGCTGTTGACGGTTGGAGCGGATACTATCCTGTTGCTCACGGCGGGGGTGGCAATCTTGATAAACGTCTTGTTGAGCGGTGGATAAAAGATGTCTGTGCCACAAGCGCAGACAAGATCATGCACAACGCTGCCTATGACTGCGGTTGGCTCAGGGCCAACGGCTTCACAGTCAACGGCCGAATCTGCGACACCATGCTTGCTGCCCCGCTTCTCGACGAGAACCGCTTCTCGTACAGCCTCAATGCGCTTGGCTTCGATTACCTTAAAGAGGTCAAGTCAGAGGCCGCTCTCAAACAGGCTGCAGCCGACTTTGGCGTTCATCCCAAGAAAGAACTGTGGAAGCTCCCCGCCATGTACGTCGGGGAATACGCCGAGCAAGACGCGGCGCTGACCTTGGAGCTGTGGCACCATTTCAAAATCAAGATGCGCCAGGACGAGGTTGAATCCATCTTCGACTTGGAGACAGCCGCCTTTCCAGTGCTCTTGGACCTCACCATGCGCGGTATTCGCTTTGACCGGGAAAACTGTGAACAAACTATCCACAGACTTGTCCAACGGGAAAAGGCCATTTCTGCCGAGCTCAAGTCCTTGTGCGGTGGAACTGTGGACATTTGGGCAGCGGCCAGCATTGCCCATGCGTTTAACAAGTTGGGCATCGCCTACGGCAAGACCAGCGCCGGCGCGGCAAGCTTCACAAAAGGCTTTTTGGATTCCTGTGACCATCCTGTGGCCAAGTTGATCGTGGAAGCTCGCGAGACCAACAAGACCCATGGCACGTTCCTACAGCCCTACCTGGACTTCAGCGCCAAGACTGGCAGGATTCATCCTCACGTCAACCAGATGCGCAATGAGGACGGTGGCACGGTGACCGGACGGCTTTCCATGAACAACCCCAACCTCCAGCAAGTGCCCGCGCGCCACGAAATCATCGGGCCCATGGTGCGCTCGCTCTTTTTGCCGGAAGAAGGCCAACTGTGGGCGGCCAACGACTTCTCCTCCCAAGAACCACGACTCTTGGTGCACTACGCCACGCTCTTGGACCTGCCCGGTGCATGGGGGATGGCCGAGGCATACCGGGAAAATCCTGATACCGACTTCCACCAAATGGTTGCCGACATGGCCGGGATCAAGCGAAAGCAAGCCAAGACCATTGGCTTAGGGTTGATGTACGGCATGGGAAAGGCAAAGTTGGCCAACGAGTTGGACCTGCCCGTGGACGAGGCCGGTGAGCTGATCGGCGTGTTCCACAGTAGGGTTCCGTTCTTGAAGGGCACTGTGAACGCGGTCATGAAGCGGATCGAACACCCAGCGTCTGGCGGCTCCATCAGAACGCTCCTGGGGCGCAAATGCCGCTTCCCGTTGTACGAACCGGTGCAGTGGGGCGTGAACAAGGCGCTTCCCTACGAGCAGGCCATCGTGGAATACGGCCCGAGGATCAAGCGCGCGGCCACCTACAAGGGCCTGAACAAGCTGATCCAAGGGTCAGCCGCCGACCAGACCAAAGCGGCCATGGTGGCGTTACACAAAGCAGGCTTTCACTTGATGCTCCAGGTTCACGACGAGATCGCCCTGAGCGTCAACACGGCTGAAGAAGCACGCGACGCGGCCCATATCATGGCAACCGCCGTTGACTTGGAAGTCCCGTCCCGGGTGGACGTGGAGATGGGCCCAAGCTGGGGTGAGGCCAAGTAAAGGTATGATTGAGGGGAAGCTTCTTGCAGTTGCTTCGATCAGTCTCCTTTATAGGCTAGGGTAACTCCTAGCCTATTTTTTTGTTGCAAGCTTTAAAGATTTTCGATACACTGCAAGTCAGATCACAGAAAGGAGAGTCAATGACTTTAAAGAAACCAGGAAGAAACATTCCGCCCATACAGCGTCTTAAGCCTTGGATGTCTGTTGCTATTCGCATGGAGACTTACGCCAAGCTAAGAGAGATGAGCGAGTTCTATGGCAGGGGCATGGGAGACCAGATGCAAATCTTGGTGGACCCGGCGTTCGAGATTGCATTAAAAGCGGCCGAAGAACGAGAAGCCATCATCGAGAGTGGTGAAACACCCCCACCAAAACCCAAGCCAAAAGCGCGTCTCAAAAAAGGTAAACAGGTTGCCACACCGTGGCCGACCAACTATCGTCCTGGGCAAAGGACCGTGGGCCGATGAACTCGTCGAATCGTACTTGAGAAATCTTCATGGCTTGTTCTCCTCTTCTTGTTTCTTTTGTGCCTCTAGCTTTTTCCTCTGCTGGGCCATTGTTTGATATGACTGTATGTGGGTTGGGTCAAGCTTTGCACAAACCAGCTTGTACTCTTCATACAGGTGTTGGTAGGCCAGGTCTCTTTCCGCCCAACGTATCTTCCATGTCTGCAAGTTCTCTATCAAATCCGCCGCTTCTTTCAGCAGGGCCGACAGGTCCTTGTCGCGTGTCATTTGAGACACGTGCATTAATCTATTTACAATCATTTAGCTTTCCTCGAATGACAGTGGGTGTTGCTGGGTTGCGATCTCGTCCTCGAAATTTATGATGTCTTCGGGACTGAATGCACGTGTGATATCGATGCGCCCACGCCCATTCTTACTGCGAATAGAGGCTGCTTCCAGGTAGATGGATTTGATGTCCACCTGCTCCGGGAGCCATGAGCCGTCAACCTCCATGGGAGGCAACTTATCAAAGATGATATTTACGGACAACTGGACGTTTGACTTGTACATGTTTGGCAACCTGTTTACCTTTTTTGCGAATTTTTATGGTGATCCCATAGGCTACTTCAATCTCTTCATCCGTCAGCCCTACCCACGGCTTCTTGTAATCTTGGGTGTCATCGTCTTCTTCAGTCATGTGTGTACACCTTTACTATTTCGCCACCAAAGAGCCGTTGCGTGTTCAGCGCCTCGGCTTCGGTGAAATAAAACATTGGGCTATGTTGCGCCTTGCGCCAGACGTAGCCAAAGGGGTTCATAGAATTTTTCATTCCCTGTTTCCATTCTGTAAAAAATCAATCGTCGCTATCATCATTGCGCCGACGGCCACGATTACTAGGCCGCCAATCAGCAGCAGGCCCACTATCGCCAAAACGTTGATCCACATATGCGTCTCCCAGTTCTTTTTCTAACTCTGCAATACGGCGCAAGAGGCCGGCTTCCCGACTCTGCATGTGATCAATCACCATCACCTGCACGCGCCACATTTGCAGGACCAACTTTGTATCCTCATCCATTTGTTTTGACCGCTAAGATCAACTGTTCCTCGTAGTCCTTGTGCAGCCCACGGTCATATGCGTACAACCAAGCCTGCACAATCTTCCATTTTTGTTCGGGTGTCCAGTTCTGCATGTTTATCCCCTTACGTAAACCAAAGATAAAAACCGTGCAATATTCCTATTGGAAAGAATATTGCCCCTGCAACCAAGAACCCCCACATAGCTTGTGCAAAGCAGGTGAAGATGTGCGTGAGCCATGCTGCAAAACATGCCATTCCAATAAATGCGCCCCAGTTCATAAATCCCTTTCTGTTTTTAGTTTAGGACAGTCGTGCCCCTGGGCCGTGGTCCGTGACTCCCAAGTCTGTTTGCACTCTGTACAGCGGTAGACCACGCTCTCTTTAATCCTGACCCACCGCTCCCCATGATTGCCCCGGGCTATTCCCGTGTAGGCACGAATGACCTCGATCATGATTAACGGGCGTTACCTTCAAGCCTCTCGGCGATCAAGGTAGCGTAGCCGGCAATGTCCACCCAGTGGTCAACGACGTCGGGGTCTCCATTGACAATGCGCCCGATCTTGTGGACGATCATCTCAAGAGCTTCCCACTGGTCATCGGCAAAGGTCTTGCCATGCTTGGCCGCGTGGGCCGACAATTCCCTTTTGATGGACTGCATCAAAGCCGCACCATCCTTGAACTTGCCGTACATCTCTGCACGTGCGTCCAGCGTTTTGTCAACGCTCACGCTCTCAACCTCATCAACAACCTTTTGCC